CTTTCTAATTCGCCTTCTTCATACTTATTTTCAAGAATATGATCTTCCGGAACACCAGATATAAATGACCACATCATTGTTTGTATTTCATCTGTGGATTGCTCTGTTGTTATATAAATAGTTGGTTCAGAAGATCCATTTACCTCCCATTCCTTTGTGATAGGATTATATAATTCATTACAAGCAAAATTACAAGCATCTGCAACCATTAATCTTGACTTACCAAAGTTAGTTGGCGCAGAACGAAGAAATACACAACCAAAACGAGCGCCCCTAAAAATTTTATTAATGTACTTCCCGCACATTGGATAGCCAACATTTGGAGATTTTAATAAATCTTCAAGAAGCTCTTTTTGTCCTTTAGAAGCTTCTACTATATCATCAGTTGAATTAGAAACATATTTTAATTTTATATCTTCTATTTTGTCATTTATTAAATTTGCTATTTCTTCAAGAGAATGATTATCAAGCCAATCTTCTTGCTTTTGTTTTAATTTTATATCAGTTATATTATTTGCATCATAAATATAAGATACTTTTACTCCTATGGAATCATACATACGAAGTAATGTAAATTTTTTAAGTCTGTTATAATAATAATCAAAAGTAGCAACATTTACAACATCTTTACACTCTTCTAACCATTCTGCGCCATTATAACTTTTATATATAGCATACTTTTTTTCTCTTTGTTCAAGATAATCTTCTATTGTATTAACATTAATTTCTTTGGCTCCAAGAGCATGAAGATTGTAGATAGAACCAAAGATAATTCTATGAAATTCTTGAGGAAAATCTTCTTCATTAAATTTATAACAATCTTCATCTAATAGACTAGGATTTTGATAAATACTACCAATTACTTGTATAATGGACTTTACATCTATGTAATTACTCTTCATCATCATCCTCCATGTCTAAATTGAATAATTTTATTGGTTTAGTGCGCGCGATGGGGGGTTCAATCTCCACAAAGCGGCTCTTTGAAGCGTCATAAGTCCCCGTTCCCGCACGTTGAGATGCTAAATAAATATTATAATAATAACTTTGAGCATCTTTATAAGCGAAAGGTATAATTCCTATTGAACCATCTATTAATTTTTGTTTAGAATTATTTTTAACTTCATAAAAATAAATTAAAGTATAATACATACCATTATAAGTAAAATTATAATCTTTATGCCATGCTTCAACTATTTTTTTAAACTTAATATAATCAAAATTATCTTTTTGTTGTTCTTTGACATATTGATAAAGTCTTTCATAATCTTTTTCATCTTGAGTTTTATTAGCTTCGTTTTGTTTACCACATTCAATATGAGCATAACGATTTGCTCTTGGTTTATACCAAATTATATCTTTGCCTTCTTCTTGTGCATCAAACATCTTTTTGCAAAACAAACATTTTACCATGTGAGCAGCCATTATTTACTCTCCATATTTTTTAGAATATTTTGAATATCAACTATTATTTTATTTATTTCTTTTGCGCTTGACAAAGGAATATTATCATCATTAATCAATATTTTTTGTAGTTTTTTTAATAAAACGAGTATTATTTCTTTTTCTTGTTTATTCATATTTTAATTCCTCTTTATTTTTCTTATTTATATTATAACAAATTTTTTAAAAAAAATAAAGAGGAGCATTTAATCTATGTAAATACTCCTCTTAAGAGGGGGTGTATAAAAAAGATAAGAATTTATAAACTCTTTAAATCATCTATAATTAATACTAATTGTTCTACCTGATCTCTATTCATTTCATTAACTTTCTTACCCTTACCCAAATAATTCTCAATAATCTGAGTAATTCTAGGTGCATAATAAGTAGTCATTTTTTCTTCATTTTTACTGAACTGAGTAATTAAATCATTAAATTCAGTCATAAGTTCATCAAAGTCAAGATGAGAACTTGTATCTATATAATTATTTTCTCTTTCATCTGTAAAAAGATCTTTACCATCTTCAACAGCCTGCTTATCAATCGCATCTGCAATAGCGTTTACAAGATTATCATAGGTAAACTCTATATAATCTGGAGTATATTTAAATCTGCTTCCCGCCTCAAACCTCTGAGTACCTCTCATAAAAAGTAATGTTTTATCATTACCTTCTGAATCAGTAACAGAGCGACTATAACCAATAATATCAGCCATTCTGGCAACAATATTATTTGATCTCTTATCAAGAGTTGGAACGATTTTATTATATTCCTGACCTGATTCATCCTTAAAAACCTTATCTGTTGCATGAGATATAAGTACAATACCATATCCCATCTGCACGATACTTCTTAGCTTTTCATCAAATTCATTTCCAACTAAAGCATATCCTTTACCATAACCAATATCTGCTATTGTATCTACGCCATTATTTGTGCAAATATATTTTTCGCAATAAGAATATGCAATATCAGCAGTATCTATAATAATTGTTGAAAACTTTTCCTTTACCTTTTCATCTTTCAGCTGGCGCTGAACCTTAATAAATTCTGCCCAACTATTAATAGGCTGTGCCATAACTCCAGCCAAAGCATTGTAACCTTTTTCGAACGCTAAAAGTAACGCATTAGGAAACTTTGAGGCGATTGTGGTCTTGCCGCTCTTGGGCTCCCCATAGAAGAAGACCGAGTATCCTCTGAGGTCCCTACTTACTTTATGAGGCTGAAGTCCAAGTAAATCTATATCCATTTATCAGTTCCTCCTTATATAAGGTTCTTCAACTGGTTTTTACCAGTTGAAGCTACCCTTTGATACTGTGTTTGCAGCCTGTGCGGCAGGTGATGCACCATTTCCGCCACCATTACCCTGTGAAGCTCTCCACTCTTCAGTTCTCTTCTTCTCAGAAGCAAGATATATTTCTCTATCCTGAAGAACTTTCTTAAGTTCATCTGCTGTTATAGTTTCATCTGTATCAAATTCATAAGGAACAGGATTTGCTCCAGTAATAACATATTCTCTACTTCTATGAGTAACTGTTTCAACAGCAGCCTCACCAAATGCAGATTCTATTGTCTTTTCTGTTGTTGTAAATACATTAACAATCTTACCCCAAACCTTGGTATAAACCGGATTTGACTTACTTGCGCCAAGATCAAGAAAATACTTCATAGCATCCTTGTTTCTAGCTGTAAGTGTAATAGGATAAATTGCTGAATTATTATAATTAAATACAATACCATCAATTGTTACATATTCATCTCCTTCATCAGGAACCTTTTCTGCAACATTTGAGATAACAATATCAAACGAAAACTTATTTCTACCAGAATCTCCTTCTGGATGTACCTTGTCTGGAGAAACAAGCGTTACAAAACCACCTTCATTCCTTGGTGCAGAAACAGGGTTATCCTGTCCCTGTGGATAAAAGTCATTTGTCTGATATGAAGGATTTAGCCTAATTAAAGTAGCATCAGCATATCCATCTGTAATAACTGTCTTACCAGTATCTATAATCTTCTTCATCGCTGTATAATTATTATTTGCCTTGCCGCTCGCATAAGTTGGAGCAACATATGAATAATGAACCTGGATGATATTCTGAAGACTATCATCTACTGCAACATCAATAGTTCCAGTAATATAATTCGTACCAGGAACCTTAGAATTTTCTCCGGTTACCTTTTCCTCTAAATTAAACTGATAAATCTTACCTTCAATGTTCATACTATTTTCATTCTTACGCATTTCTTTTATCTCCTTAATTTTATCTTATATAAATATTATACTAAAAATTTTCTTATTTGTCAATTTTATTCAATATTTATTTTATAATTCATACCTTTTTCAGTAATCTTATATGATGCGGGATTGCCAACCTGCTTTTCAGCAAATCCATCTGATACTAGCTTGCGCATTGTACCAGAAACACTTCTGCCGGATATATCAAGTCTTTCACCTAAAGACTTAGCTGTAATCCAATCATTAACTTCTTTAAGTTCTTTAAGAATATTATATCCTTTTTCAGTCATTTCTTTTGCTGTTGAACTACACTTTTTATAATCTTCAAAAAATTCAAGAGCTTCAGAAGGAACTGCCAAAGGATATGAATTAAATAAATTTTCTACTGTTTCAATAAAAATCTTTTTTCTTTCATCTGCCATAATTATTATTACCTCTTTTTCTTTATTTTCATTTTATATAATAATTATAGCAAAAATTTTAATAAAAATCAATTAATAATTATAAAATATTAATTCTTTTGCATAAGGAAGCTGATGTGCCCAATCGATGAATTGCCTCCACTCTGATAATTTATGTCCTTTGCGCTGCCGCACAATAGAATAAAGATTTTCATAGTCCATAGTTAATGTACGAGTTTGAAGATAACCTTCCGGAAGTATACGAATAAGCTCTTTCCAATATTTCAAATCTTTAGTTTCTACATATCTTTGACGAAGCGTTTCACATACGTCGATTATATAATCCCAAATTTCATCTGAATAATCATCAGGATTATAAGGCTCTCTGTCGAATACTTTAACCCCTACATAATCATCCATTTCAAAATCTTCTATTGTAATTTCTTTTGAAGCAAGCTTGTGCATCGTACTTGTACTATTAGCGGTTGTACCAATTTTGTAAGTATCAAATTCTTTCCACCAATATAAAGGTGCTGTAATATCAACAGACACTATAATTTGGCGCATAAACTTACGATGTTCTGGACCACCTATAATAAGACGTTGAAGAAGATCCTGATCATTATCACCAAGGATAGTATCATATGAATTCTCATAAAATTCACTATCCATTTTATGCCAACTATTCATAGGGTTGCGGGCACCACGCACAGCATGCGCAAACCCCCATACATCTGTGTTTGTAAATTTCATTATATAAACTCCTCCAATATTTCATCTATAAATCCTGTTTTTAAAGCTTCGTCTGCAAAAAACCACCAGTCATCACGATATTTCTCTTTATACATCTCTTCAGTCATATTTGTATGTGTAAGTAAAAATGTCTTAATTTTTTCTAATAACATTTCATAAAATTTTGAATAGTTTTTAAATTTACCTGCATCTATTTGACCTATATCAGTAGATCCTTCGTGAAATAAGAAAGTTGCATCTTTATAAGCAAATCTCTTATGTCCTGCCGCCAATACACATAGGCCCATACTATATGCAGTGCCCATATTAATTGTATATACTGGAGTTTTAGATAGTAAAATTGCATTAATAATTGTAAATCCAGCCGTTACAGATCCACCACATGAATCTATAAATAATTTAATAGGCTTTCTTGATGAAGGTTCAATTGCTCTATCAATTATATTCCACATACGAATTAAATGAGCAATAGTTTCTGCAGCTTCATCTGTGACGTCAGCTAAAAATAATACTCTATCTATTGCATCATACATGGCACTGACATCTTCAAGACCTTTAAGTTCAGAAGTATTATTGAGATAATTTTTAATTAAATCTGTCAAAGTTATATCTTGTATTTTTTTATCATCCATAAAATTTTTATTCTCGCTCATTTTAATTATGTC